TATTTAGGAAAAAATCATCGTTGAAGAAATCTCCGTATAAAAAACGCGCAACTCGCCCAGTTCGCAAACCCGCTGTATCTTTTGAGAAGAGGGTTAAGACAGTCATTTCAAAAATGGCTGAAAATAAAGGTCAAGAATATAGAGGTTCTTTAAACTTATATTCTTCTAATAATTCTAATTATATTGCGTCTATAACACCAATGACGCCTTTTACTGGATTTTTATCTATACCTCAGGGTTTAGGTCAAGGTGATAGAATTGGTAATTCTATAACTATTAAAAAATTAGTTCTTAAAGGTGTTATTCAACCTGTTGCTTATGATGCTACTTTCAATCCTATTCCTAAACCTTGTTATGTGAAGCTTTTCTTCTTAACAAGGAAGGATAGTCCTCAAGAGATTTACACAACCCTTACTGATGTATTTAAATTTGGCAATACAAGCGAAGGCTTTGGCACAAGCTTAATTAATTTGATGCGTCCAATTAATACCGATGAATGGATGGTTCATACCGTTAAAACATTCAAGGTTGGTCATAGTGAGTATTTCGGATCCGGTTCAACTATCGGTTCGCAATATTATACGAACAATGACTTTAAACTTGCTAATTTTGTTAATATAGATTTAACTAAATACTGTAATAAAGTCCTCAAGTATGATGATACAAGTGTAAATCCTTCTACCCGTAATATTGTAATGTATCCTGTTGTTTATTCAACAGCCTCTGGCACACCTGCTACTAATGAGGTTCTTGCGAATTTCAATTTTAATATTGAAGTTCAGTATGAAGATATGTAAATTACGATCCAAGCCGGAGGCTATGCGCTTTAGCGCCTACATTAAATTGTTTTTTAGAGAATTGTTTATTAGATTTAAATTTGATAAACAAAAAAACAACCTATACACCCCTTTATGGGGTGTTTTATTTTTAGCAGATTTATAATATAATTTTTATAATATAAATTAACTTTCTAAATATGCCTTATTACCCACCTATCTTCGCTTAATCTTGAAGTATCAGGCGGGGAATTACAAAATATGATTAAGTGCGGTGAATTAAATAATTTGTATCCGCCTTCATATTTACTACTATATATCATACCATTTTTTATACTCTCAATACTTTTATATGAGACGTTATTTCCGTTGTCTCTGGGAATGTCTATCACAATCAAATTCTTCTCATCCATATCTACATCAAAAATTAACTTCATTATGTCAGCTTTTTTACCTTCTTCGAAAAAAACGGCGTTATGCTTGGCGACAAGATACTTAGCGAATGAACTTTTACCAATGTTGCCTAATTCGCTCCAAAACCAATAAACCTTTCGTTCATCAGGTTCATCCTTGATTATATTGATGATGTCTATCTCCCAATCAAAGAAAGTTTCAGGTTTAATTAATTTTAACGGTTTAGGAACTTTATAGTTTAGACTATAAACTTTTCCCGTTCTGGTGTCTTCCTTACAACAGTATAGATATGCTTGCGTTAGTGATTTAACTTTTTCCCAGTGTATTGTCTTAGGAAGTCCAAATTCAGTCCATCTCATTTTTTTTTTGAGACTTACTACGCCTTGTAAATGAGGTGTGCCCTCTTTACCTGTTTCTTCTTGGAAACAATATTTAAATGCTAAATGTTTAAATAACGTCTCCATTGTCTCCACATCTTCAATAATATAATTATTGAAGGTGAAACACCAGTGGATACACTGAGTGCATCTGGATTTTGGGGGGTTTATAGTATTACCCCCCAAAATCTCCATTGTCTCCATTTCTTCAATCATTTATATATATTCCTAAATATAATAATTCTTTTAAATTGTTTATTTTGTTATTTTAAAAAGAAGGAACTTCCTTGTTTTTAAAAATGAGGAAATTTCCGTAAAAAAGTAGGAAACTTCCGTATATTTATTTTCTAAATATTATGTATAATGGTATTTAGGAAAAAATCATCGTTGAAGAAATCTCCGTATAAAAAACGCGCAACTCGCCCAGTTCGCAAACCCGCTGTATCTTTTGAGAAGAGGGTTAAGACAGTCATTTCAAAAATGGCTGA